ACAACTTTTCTGACTAGAATTAAGGATGACTCCTAAAGTGTGATGTGTGTTTTTGTTTCAGAAGTTCATGCTATCATAATAGACCTTTTTTTGTGAGACTTCAAGATGTCTTTTGTCTCAATCTTATTTACAACTCACCTTTCAGTATAGCGTACTGCTCTAGGATAATCCTTCTACGTCGATAGATTGTAGCTTTGCTCATGAATTTCTGTTCTGCTATTTCTTCCCATCTCAGTTGAGGATATCTCCAACGTAAATTAAAGATTTCTTTGTCTTCATCAACTAGATTGCTTAAGAGTTTGTTAATAATCCCTTTAAATCCTTCAAGAAATTTTAAAGTCGGATCATCTGCGATTCTGATTGCGATAGTTTCGGTAGGTTTGCTTATTCCTACAGTAGGTCCGCTTTGAGTATCTGGGTTTCTGGTTTCTAATTCTAGCCTTCTTAAGTCTATTGTGCGTTGAATGTTTTGAAATTTGAAAAGTTCTCTGTCTAACGTTTTGAGTTCTTCGTCGCTCAATTTTTTCAATTTCCACCTCCAAGTTTTTAAAAAATGTAAACAAGTTATCAAACATTTGAGAGAAAGCCTTTCGAATATTAGAAAATGTCTGGTTAATCATTTTAGCTATAGCTTCAATTTCTTCAGAACTTAATTTCCGTAGTTGTTTTTCTAATTCTTCTTGCTTTTCTTGTATCTGCCGTTTAGCTATCTTCTTCTTAATTCTTTTGTTCATTGACTTTTATTTCCTCTCTTGAAATCTCAATCCCAAAGAAAGTACAGATATCTTCCAATGCGCATTTAGAAATGCTACTGCCTGCTTCCCACTTGGCTATCGTATCTCTGCGATATCCTAATTTAGTAGCCAAATCACTTTGAGTCAATCCCAACTCGCATCGCTTTCTTTTTAGCATTTCTGCAAAAGGGTTTGTCTTTTTTCTTAAAAACATACGAGGGTCAAGATTCAATTTTTCGCAAATAACAAACATATCTCCATCTTGCGGTTGTGCTTTTCCGCTTTCCCAATACCAAATAGCTTCTGGGGTAACTCCAAAGATTTTAGCAGCCTCAACTTTCTTTAGACCTTTGGATTTTCGCCACAATCTGATTTGATTTCCGAACTTATTATCCTTCATCATCCACCTCAATCTTTACGACAGCTCTACCATTCGGATTTCTTCTTTGCGTGGATGCAAAAGTATAATACTTCAGCATCCGTTCAGCAATACCTGTTTCTTTGCTAATTTCAGCAAGAGTACCCAATGTTATGAACACATCGCCTTGATAAAGAGCGTACTCACTCATGCTCCATCTCCTCAATAAGCCAGTCAAGGTTCTTTCTGGCTTTTTTTAGATCTTCAAGCCCATTCTTCTTTTGGAAACGAAGCATATACTTGATTGCGTTGCCCCAATAGAACCCTTCTACTCCTTCTAATCCGAAAGCAAAATTCTTAACAACTTCGATAGCTTCAAGTCCGAATTTTCCCTTATAATGGCTAGGATTGTTGACTTTATCAACATCGTTAAATTCTTCCAAAACTTGTTCATAAGATTTTTCTTTCATGTCAATTCCTCCCATAATGTCTACTTGCTCCATGCAAATAATACGTTCCATCTTTGCGCTTGTTCACGTAATACGTGTATTTCCCATCTGGACTAGCGTAGGAAATCTGCTTCTCTCCTGCCCAACAACCGTTATCACGCATCATGTGGCAATTATCCATAATCCATTCTACATCAGGCATCTAGTAACTCCTTGTTTTCGTAGATATTCCCCACGACCTCGCAATCAGTATGTCGTAACCACAATTCACATCCGTGTTGCTTAGATTCAAGACGATATGCTCCACCGTAATGCCTTACAACCTCGTAATAAGTTGGTTCAGAATAGAAATCCTTAGCCAT